AAAGCAGCAATGGCTGCCTGCACGGCACGGAACTGCTCCTCAGGTGCCATTGCCTCGAGCTTCGCAAAGTCAAGGCCCAGCTTGGTGAAAGCCTCTGTCTTGCCGCTCTCTGAAGCGTTGCCGATGGCCACCGTGAGCTTCTGCAGCGCCCCGGTGGCGTCGTCCACGCCGCTGAGCTTGGCGGCCATCTGCAACGCCTGCAGTGACTCCACCCCCATGCCGAGCCGTTGGGCGAGGTCGTTGGTCTGGTCCACCGCATTTGCAACGCCCGCCGCATAACTCGCGGCGGCACGCCCGGCCGACATCAAAGCGTCTGCAGCCATGCTGATGCCTTTTGCAAATACGGCACCGATGGCTATGCCCTTGAGAGCCGAAAGGTCACGCGCCGTCTTCTCGGCCTGGCGTCCCATCCGGTCCATGGCCCGAGCGGCGTCGTTCGCTCCCGAGACAACGCCGCCTGCGGACATGCTGGCCCGCATCGCAAGTGCTAAAGTTGTCGCCATAGGTCACCGGCTCAGCTTGCTAAGTTCTGCCGCGATCTGCTGCTCTGTCATTGGTGGCTTGGAAATCGGCATGAAGTCGTCTTCCTTCGGCTGCCGCCCCCGGCCGCAGTGCGGCGCGAGCACAGCCGCCGTGATTCGCGCCGTCTGTCTCCATTCGCCTCCCAAGGGATTTACAAACCGATGGAACGCCAACCACCGCTTGTACTCGGCCAGGTCCATCCGCTGGCCGAGTTCCCGCACCGTCATGCCAAGGTGACCGGCCAGCAGCAGCGGGAACGCGTCCAGCGGCCGGTCTATCAGTTTTTTCCAATCTCCTCTATTTCGCTGTCGTCCAGGTCGTTGTGCTTCTGGGCAATCTTGAACAGCCGCGCGCCGACAGTGCCCGACACTCGCTTTAGCTGCTCATTGGTAAACAACTCCTTGCCGTCAGCGTCCACCAAACACTTGGCAAGGTAACGAGTGCGGTAGTCGTCGATGCCTTCGCCTTTGCTGCGCAAGCATGCGATTTCCCACGCCTGCAACTCGCCCAGCGGAAGCGTGCGAATCCACACGTCGCACTTCCACTCAGGGACGTGCACCTTGACGCTGTGCGATTGGTCGGCGGCCAAGATGTCTTCGGCAAGGCCCATTTAGGCTCCTAACTTGAAGGTGACGCTGTAGGTCTGCAGTTCCCCGACAGACGCAGACCAGCCAAGCCGCTCAAATAACGCACGGCCGAAAGACCACGTGACTGACGGTCCAGTTATGGATAACGTCCCGGTCAAGCCGACGTTGGTCTGCGTCATGCCTGACGTGCCACGGCATGTCAGCGTCACGGTGCCCAAGTCGATGTCGGCGGGGCTGTACTTCTTCAGCCGAGCAGACGCCCCGGAAGACGCATACCGTGAAGTGACCTCCACGGAATCGCAAGCAACGCCGTCAACTGATACGTTGACAACCTCGCCAAGCGTTACGCCGTTCCAGACGACGATTGTGCCCTGCGAGACATTCGCCACGACGGCCTCCCGTCGTTACGACCGAACCTTGAAGGTCAGCGACTGCTTGACCAGCTCGCCCACCGAGTAGGCAACGCTCGAGCTCGAGACGGTCGCCGTGTAGGTCACGGTGGCAAACGAAAGGCTACCAGACTGCCCCACGGCCACGGTCGTTGTGCCAAGGGCCTCCATGCTGATTTCGTCGTCCTTCAGGGCGGGGGCTTGGTACAAGCGGTTGGCACCGCTGGCCAGCCCAAGGTGCGATTGGTCAAGCAGATCGCCGCCGGGCGACACGGTGACACTGGTTACGGTGTAGTTGCTGCCGGCAAAGGAGAACGTAACGCCCTGCGAATCGGTAGCCATGCTGGCCTGCCTCCGGGTGGATTGCGGGCCTACGTGGCCCTGCCTCTACCGTACCGCCAGAGGGGCGAATCCTTGCAGTTAGCTGCGGCCCTTCTTGGCTCGCGCCGCCATGTAGCGGGGCAACTGCTTGATGGCGTTTTCGTACGCCGTTTTCATCTCTTGGGTAAGCAACCCTTTCACCTGTGACTCGGCGGCACGCCATGCCATTCGCACCGGCGCACGAGCCGGCATCCGCCCACGGTTTGCGCCCGACTTGGTGAAACGCTGTTTGCTGCCGTACTCCACAAGGAACTGGTGCTGCGTTTTGTCGGATGCCTTGTTGCGTCGCTTCGTGCCTTCCTTGGGCGGCCCTTTGGAGTTGGGCTTGCGAAATCCGACAACGGCCACGGCCGCGCCGGTCTTCGGATACCGCTTGGCTTTGGTGGCAACGCCACGTCGCAGGTTGCCGGTTGGTCCCACGGGAGCAATTTGTTTCAACGCCTGCTCAGCGGGCTTCATGGCACGCTTTACGCCGGCACCAATGGATGCCGCCGCCAACGACTTGGGCAGCTCGCGGAACTTGTCGGCCAAGCCGTCAAAGTCTGGAAACTCAAACGACATCCCAACGGGCCGGGCCATTACGTCGCCTCGCTGATGCGAAACTCAAACGTCTGCTGCACGTTGTAATAGGGCAGCATCTGGTCATCGGCCGGCAGTTCCATGCCGTCCGCCTCGCCTGTCAGCGTCGTGCGCTGAATCGTCACGTTCGACACGGTGCCCGTGTACCCATCTACCGCCAAGCGAACCATGCGAGCAATGTGCTTCGTGGCTGTGTAGCTCGTGCCGTGCGTCGTCACCTGAAGCGTCACCACTGGATTGCCGACGTTGCCGGCCAGCGACTGCGGCCGCTCGGCTCCGGTGCGCTGGTAGACGATAAGCGGCAGGGCGGCCCCCTGCGGCGACATCATTGGGTAGATGCGAAAGCCCACCTCCACGGCCACGCCCGTGTGCCGGATGAGCTGTTGGTACAGAAATGCTTCTGGCGCTTCAGTAATCATTACGTTCCGTAGAGAACGATGGTGTAGGTGCCAGTGCCAACGCCAACTTCAATCCTCGGCCCAACCGGGAAATTGGTGCAGTCGCTGACGCTGATTGAGCTTGATTTTGATCGCAACAAGAAAACGCTGTCGGTTTGATCTACTAGAACTCGCTCCTCTGCGCCACTCCACGAAAACAACAGCCGCCGCACGCCAGAGAACGAAACTGCATTTCCTGAAGCGTCCTTGTAGGTAGTGGCCCCGAGATTCGAGAAACTCACCGCAGACGTGCCGGCCGTGCCAGTAAGAATTGCTACCTTTCCGGTCGTGTACTCCTGAGTCGACTGGAGCGACACTATCTTCAGCGACGTTGTGCCGTCCGTGTCGTGAAACACCGCATCGACGCCAATTCGTCCGTTGATCGCCATTACGCTGCCCTCTTCTCAGTGCAGATGATTTCTTGGTGCCACAGCCGGTCTTGCTCGAGGATCTGCCCAATCTCCAGCGTGCGGTCCCGGTAGATGATTCGCATGGCAGACGTGAGCCCGTCCAAATACCGGATTCGCACGCGGTGCGTCATGAATCCAACAGTTTCGGAAAATCGCTCGGTCTCTCTGGCCGACAGGCTTGAAACGTCGGCCCAGACGGTGGCGTACGTGCTCCAAGTCAGCACGGGCTCGCCCACAGAGTTTGGGGCCGTGGCCGGCTGCTCAATGCGTATGCGGGTCCAGAGTTCGCCGGCTGGCAGTGCCATTAGCGGTAGCTTCCCCAGCGTGCTGTATCTAAGAGCGCTTTAACGCCGAATGGCACTTCGGAAAGCGCCGTCTCGGTCGCGGCGTCTCGGTTGCTCCAGAGATGCGAGACGATCATCAGAATGGCCGACTTCACGGGCGCTGGCACGCTTGTGCCGTCTGCCGAGTAGCCAGCCCACCACGTTACGGTCGTGCTGTTCTGGTCCACGAGGTGGCTGGGCCACGTCTTGCCGTATAGCGGGCGACAGACGCCAGGCGTGGCTTGTCGGTCCACCCGGTACTCGGCGGCGTCCAGCGTCGCCGTAGAGGCTCCGGCGGCGGGCGTATACGTTATCGACACGGCCGTGACTGTGCCGGCCTGAACCATCGGCGGGCGGGGCAACTCAATGTCCAGGTTGGGAACCGTTCCTTGGCGGCCTTCGATGTTGTTTCCGTCCGCCTTGAGCCCGAACTGCACCGGGCTGCCCACGGGCCCGTAGAACGAATCCATCCGCATCGTCCACTGCGTGTGCGTGAACGTCCGGTCACAATAGTCCTCAGCCCACCGTGTGGCGGCTGCCACGAGATTGCCAATCAGGGCGTCATCGTCGGTGTTGTCAATGCGGAGGT